CTTTTTGTGTACGTAGTAACCTTTGCCGTGAAATTACCGTATTTTGGATGGGACAAAATGCCCGATCCGCTTGCGTTTAAAGCAGCATCTAAAACGTCCCTATTATCGTCATCAATTTGCGCTGAAACAGTAAACTGCTTAGGCATTTTCCCCATTTGCTCAATTTTAAAATTATTAGAACCTGGGTATAAATGCTGGACTGTCTTAAACCCTCGTTGCTCTGTGCTTCCACGGTAATAAAAAGGTATTCCACGCCACGATGCCTGTTTAGGGTTAGCCATTATGGATTCACCCCAACTGTCTGCATAATGCGCCCACGATTACCAGAAAATCCAAAGTTGCTAGTGGACACTTTACTGCCTTTGTCGGCTGATACAGTTATATTCCCATTTAATTCAACTGATTGAGATTGTGGCCGTGATGTACTAAACATTGCTTTAGAAACGCTATCTTGGCCTGTTATTCCTCCAACAAATGTGGTTGCCATATCAGACTTGTACTTTTTAAAAAACGAATCAAAAATATTAAAGTATCGTAAAAAATCATCTAGCGCACCCTTTACAAAATCAACCGCCGTTTTAAACGCCCCTTTAATAATGCCCCCAAACTTTGAAAAACCTGCATTTACTTTATCCCAGTTTTTATACAACGATTTTGCAGCCATTACCAACGCCACCATTATAGCCACAATTCCAATATTAGATATAATGAATCCTACAGCAGCAACAGCAGTCCCAATGGCTATAATTGCAGGGATCGCAACAGCAGCAGCCCCAACCACTGTTAAAATAGCTTTTGTCAATGCTCTATTATTTTTTACCCATTCGTGTACACGTTGCAATACATTAATAACAATCCCTGCGAATGCCTTCGCTTCTGGCAAAAATTCATTACCTATAGCAGCAGTCGTTAAAACAAAATTGTCTTTTAACGTACTTATAACACCGCTTAGCGTTTTTGACTGATTTATCATTGCCCCATGAGCAAATCCACCTTTTTTAGTCATATTAATCATGGCTTGCTCAATCATTTGAAACGATATTTTTCCTTTGGATGCCATATCAAAAATAGCGGACTCATTTACACCAAATTCTTTAGACAATAACGCTATCGCTGGTATCCCCCTGTCAGACAGTTGCAATATCTCCTCAGTCATTGCCTTGCCTTTATTCTTTATTTTCGCAAATATAGAACTCATATCTGTCAATGGGACATTTGAAACAGCAGCTATGTCACCTAAAAACTGCAATTTATCCGATATTTCCTCAACAGGAACGCCAGCAGCTAACAACTGCCTTCCTGCCTTACTCACTTGCTCTAACTGAAACGGCGTTTTAGCTGTAAATTCATTCAATTTAGCTACCATTTCAGCGGCTTTATCAGCATCTCCCAGTATGCCCAAAAAGCCAGTACGCATAGTTTCCATTTTTGCGGCGTTTCGCAACAATATACCAAACCCAGCAGCAACAGGCAAAGTAAAGCGTGTTACCATTTTCTTTCCAAACTCAACGGCTGTATTACCCATTGATTTTAGCTTTTTATCAAGTTTTTCAACCTTAACTCGTGACTTATCTGCTTGCTCTGCAAACTTGACCATATTACGGCTAAATTTGTCCCTAACTTCGACTAAATAACTAACTGATTTCATCGTTTCCTTTGTTGCTTTTCAATCTCTCGATTTTTTTGCGCCACAATATTACTTACCTCTTTATTATACAACAACAACTCACCCATATTCATATCCATTAACTCAGAATAGTTAAAATGGTGTTCCATCATGTAAACTACAAACCCCTCAATAGTTATCCTATTAATAAACTTAAAATCGGTAAATAAAAATAATGGCTTATTTTCTACAAGGCCAGCGACAAAAAATGGTCAGCATACCCCCCAGCTAACGCTTTTAAATCAGGCAAATCCAAACCATTATCAAAATGAGTTTTTTTCATTTGAACACCATCAATAGTTATCGTTGGCTTATCTTCTGTACCAGAAAGAAATATTTGTTCCAAGTTATACATAATAGAAACAACTATATCCGCATCTGCAAACTGAATAATTAAACTTCCTATACCAACTTGGTCATCCGTATTAGATTTTGCATCACTTTGCTTACCAACCCCATCTATCATGGTATTAATTTTTGGGAAGACACTTAAAAAAGCGTTGTTTAAATCTGCTTCCAACTTTAACACTTTATACTTATCTCGTGGTCGTGGGGCATAAACACAAACATCTGATGCATCTACATACTCACCATTTTTAGATATTTTAATTGGGGTTTTTAAAGTGTATTCAAAAAATTCTTTCATTTTTTATCCTCGATAATCACACAAATCAATTTAGCCTCCTTCAAATCTGGGGTCAAAACATCAATGCTTGGATTCTCCCAATGCACCGAATCACCATCAAACACAAACTCAGCAGGGAAGTTGTCTTTTAATCCATCCAGCCATGCTATATTCCAATAATTTAAACACATATTAAAAACAATCGACCCATCCGGCCATTTCATACATGACATACCTTCAAAAGTCTTTCCGCTTATCTCTAAACGACATTCTGACGGGACTGTGGATTGATCAATACTTATCGATTGCATACTAGATTCAAGTATAGCATAATAATTAGTATAATGTCAATAATAATATTAGACAATTTAAATGCTACTGAATCTAGTATGCGTTGCAAGGCTCGCATTAGGCTGTAACCGCTTGCGAGCCTTCAAATTCTACAGATATAACCCCGTCAGATGAAACATTGATTTCAGGGTCAACATACATACACATTTTTTGAAAGACTTTAGTGACACCAGTGGACGCAACATATTTAATCACGTTTCCAAGGCCGTTAGACTTCCAACCACGAACCAATGCTTCATTCTCAACAGTTGATAATAAATCAAAAGAAACCATGCTTTTAGCTGTTGTATAATCCACTGCTTCAATTACGTCCACAGACGTTCCGGCTACTTGTGGGGTAATAACCTTATCCCCAGAACCATCTTTCATACGCAAACTATTCCCTTGAATAGCCACTGACTGGTCATTGATAAATAATTGTCCACCGACTAATGATGTTGCCATATCTTACTCCTATATGTTAAACACTGCTTGTAATACTAAATCAAGTCTTCGCAGCTGAGCAACAAGCGGTACTTTAGCCGTGCTAGTAGCCTTTCCATTTAACAAGTCTAGGCTAATTGTTAAGTTATCCACAAAGTATTTAACATTGTCTTCACCTGCTCGGTACAATAAGTATCCTTCACCAGATAAAATATTGTACAATTCTACCAGCTTGCCACGAATTGCGTTTTCATTTACCATGTTATACCCAGTAACCAACGAACCGTCAGTCAATCGGCTTTGACTGTAAGCTGATTTCAAATTGTTAAAAATAAACTCAGCACCAGCAGATGTCACATCCACGTTGTTTAAGAACTGGTACGTTTTATCTACATTCCCAGCAGCGTCAGTTTTGTAGGTTGTATAGACTTGCCCCAAGACAACACCATTGCCAGCGACGTTATTGCCAATCACAAAACCACCAGCCTCGTTAATTTCAGATTGCTCAGACTTAGCCCACCCCTTACCAGTATCAAGAATCGGCAATGTTAAAGGCGTGTTCATGTAAGGCAGTGATGCTGTGTGAGTACCACCCCTTGCGTCTAAATTTGAAGCAATAACAAACTGCGCTATATTCGCACCATCTGTAAGCCTTAACGCCCTAACAGCCCCAATTTGTGCTGCAATCACATCATCTAATTCAAATATAGATGAACCCTTATACAAAGTATCATTTACAATACCCTGAGCATTGACAATCAATGATTGTGAATTTCTAGCATTTAAAAATGTTTTTAGGTTAGCCAATGTATCTGTTTTCGATATTACACAAACACCATCAATAATTGCATTGTCCTCGTTCCACCGTGGGTCTAGCAATGAAGTCGTGCTTGTATGAGAATCCGCAACAACTGTTACATCGTAGTTTCCAGGGAAAACAATAGTTTGGTATCGTGTTTCACCAATTACATCAAACAATCCAGTTAATACTGGGTCAGTCGCCCCGCCTGTCATAGCCGTGACACTTGGCGTAACTCCACCAACAATTCCTTTTACTTCTAAACCAATCCCATTGCCGTATGTACCAGCATTGTTAGCGGTCAATGTTACCG